TCTTGGTTTTCTTAGCACCCTTGAGCTTCATGTGCTGGAACAGCACGTAAGCTAATTGATCTCGGGAACCGAGAGATGTTTCCTTACCAAAGATTTTCTGCTGCGTCTTGTAGACTTCGTGTTTACGAAGCTTCGCTTCGCCTTCACGTATCTTTAGTGCGACTTCCTCCCGATTGGCCTGCATCTTCGGCAGGTTAATCGGCATACCTACCGCTTCCATTCGGGACAGGGCGAGAGTCCCTTGATGGAATAGCTTAAATGCTGACTTGGTACTTGGAATGTATGGCATTACAGATACTTAATCACTCTGGGTTCGAAATTCTGGTCCTCAATGTACTTCTCTAGCGTAGAAATATACGCAGAAGAAAATCCGGTAGATTCCCACCACTCGTACCAAAGAAACTTACGTTTCACTTCGACTCGATAGTACCCTTCGTAGTATTCGACAATACGGTATCGTGCTTCGTTCATTTGTCGATATCCTTAGTCATTTCCAAGGCACCTTCAGTCTGCTGTACGTCAAGCCCTTGGGCTTGTCCGGCTTTCATAAAGATCGCTACCACCTTAGCCATTCCTAGGTCGATGCCATACGTTTTCACGTACTCGGCTATCATCATCACTGTGCCCTCGGCGGATTTGGTTTCCGTAGGCCAGAAGCCTAGTTCGCATTCCACGCCTGCGGGTGTTTTGATGCCGATGTAGTACATATTTTCCATGATTATTTCCCGATTTGACCTTTCGCATTGCGATATTGGGCGTTACCGCCCTTGATTGTTACCGAACCTGTAATTTGACCGCGTTGGTTTCGGACGACTAGTCGTCCATTACCGGAAGATTGAATAGTAGACTGGATGCGACCTGCTTTGTCCCTGATCGTTATGCGATCATTGGCCGTAACAGTATTTATGCACAGTAACAGACAGAGAGTTACGATTGCAGTTTTCACGTTACGATTGTTCCTTATCTGCTCTGATTTGAGCGGCTGAGTCCGAATACTTGTCGCCATAACGCTTCTGTAGCTTCGCTACGTTGGCGGCTAGGCATTCTTCTCGGCTCAAGCCGAGTTCTTGGCGAAGTCCTTCAAGGTAGAATTCAATGTCGCCGATTTCTTCGATGACGTTGACTCGATCCAATTCCTTACGGTAGATAACCGCTTTCTTGACTGCGTCAAGTAGTTCTCCGGCTTCGCCGGAAATGCCAATGACCATATGCAAAAGATTGGCATCTGATCCATTGATCTCAGCAGCGATTTGCTCTCCTGGTTTCACCAGGGCGGATACTAGCTGCGGGTGAGTGGGTATTTGTTCTTCAGGTAACACTAGTTCGAAACGAAAGTTGAAGTAGTCGTAAAAATTAGCATCAGGATCGAAGGATATACCGTTCTCGTCCGCGAACGCGACGATATACCGACAACCTTCTACTAAATCATCCTCTAAGCATTCGTTGTTTATGCACCGTACCAAATCCCCTACCTTAAACTTCGCCATCAGATAAACTCCGAAAGTAAATGAAAACGTCCGATATGCGGACATCCAGCAACAGCGATGTATTCAGTCGGAAGATCCGACATATACTCACGCTCCCGCTGAGCTATGAAATTAAACCTGCACACCTGCTGCCGTCTTTCGGTATTAGTTATATTGATACCAATCGCTGCGTTACAGTGTGCCCAAATGCCTTTGCTACCCGAAAAGTTAGCCTTAGTAATCCAGTACGTCGCGGCATTATAAGCGTCAGCATTAGTCTGCGATGCTGTAAGCATCAGGACTTTTAGCTCTTGGCTTATTTGCCTTAATGACTTCCAAATGTGATCTAGTGCTTCATGCCTTTCCTTAATGCCCCTGGAAGGGGCGAGAAGGGCAGCATAATCCACGCCGACTACGTCGGCAACCCAGCCTTGATTCGCCCAGCCTAGCAGCATATCACGCAAGTCCTCGACGGTCATCGTGTTTGCTGGTCGGCTAACGAATCGCAGCCTTTTCGGTGCTAACTCGCTTAGTCGCTGCCAAGCGAGTTTAGCATCATCCATACTATAGCCATACTCGGCAAGCCGAGTTTCGTATTTTAGTGAAAATTCTTTTTCTTTGTATTCAATTTCAGTCGGTAAGTTGTACTTGCAGCGATACGCCGGTCGCCCGACGAAAGCTGTAGTCCATCGCTTCAGGGCTTGTTCTTGGCTCAAATCGCCTATGTTGATATAAGCGACCCGCTTGCCTTGCACCATAGCCCTTTGGCATAGGCTCGCCAAGTGCGAGCTTTTACCCGACTTGTCGGGACCGCAAAACACGACCAAAGCGTCCCGGTGGAGCGTAGGGCCGAAGAATCGGCCAATCGCTGAATCGGCTTTGAACGTGATTAAAGGCTCGTAATGGGCCTTCTCGAACGCGTCCTCGATAACACTGATATCATCAAGGGGTTCGACAAATTCAGCGTCCTGCGCGATTTTAGGGGGCTTCCAGCCCTGTATGGCACTTACGGCTTCCTCTAGTTTCCCGTTAGAGAGAGCCGCCATTGCCTTATCTACGATTGACCGCGTAGCGGTCTTGCGTATTAGACGCTCGATTAAGTCCACGCAATACTCGGTATTCATGTCTATCGCTGAAAGCGATGAAAGAAATTTACCGACAAGTTGTGATATGGTTTCATCTGCCGTAGATGCCCATTCAGCGTAGATCGCTGTTAGGGCTACAGGACCGGGAGCCTCCGAAAATTGCTGGTAGTGTGATACGCACCAAGAGGCGACTCGATTGCTCCACTTACTAGGAAAAGGATTCTCCGGCAATGCCGGAGCTACTTTAGCTAGCGTAGCAGTATCTAGGCACAACGCAGTAACGGCTAGCCGTTCGTCGCTGCCATTTACCTCCTCAATCTGCATTTACTTCCCTTTCCCGAACGCGAAATCGCGTAACTGTCTGACCTCTGTTCGGCTAGCCGAACCGGGATCGTCAGCATCTAGATTAACAACAAATGTCTCGCCAGGAAAGACGGCTAGCTGGTCAGCTAGTTGTCTTGCCCGAGCCTGTGCCTTGGGTTCGTTATCGAACACAATGATTCTCCTCCAAATGTCGGCCATCAAGTTTACCTGTGCTTGGGTATAGGCTACGCCTAGCGTAGCAACTGCCCCTCGCCCTACATTGATAGCTGATAACGGACCCTCGACTATTATAGCCGCTTCGCGGATAAACTGATTCCCGAAAAGCATTTTTTTCTCGTCAAACGACTTCTGCATAGCTGAAGCTGTTTGATAGCGAGGCTCTTGGCCGCACGCGGCCCTAGCCGTCCACGAAACGATCCGTTTGCCTTTGTGAATCGGGATGAACAAGCGGAATGGGTAATTGGAGAATGGACCTGTGGCCCGTATATCCCACACAGATTCTAAGTAATCGGGGTCTAGACCCCGCTCTAGGACGTAAGCATGGACTGCTTCGCATTGTGTGATTCCGACGAGATTGGTGGGAGGCGTGTACACGCCTAATGGTTTGTCGTCGGTGTCTTTACGGACGAAAGCTCGCTGACCTAGAAGCTGGGAAATCTCGTCGTAAGGTGCGTGCGTTAGCTCGCGGAGAAGTTTTGGGAGGTGCCAACCTCCGCAAACATAACACGAACTACGGTCAAGTGTTTCCTTGATACCGCAATGCCACCTGTCAGAGTGGCAGCGAGGACAGTAAGTTTGCAGCCAGCCTGGGCGGGAATGTTTGGATGTTGTCGAGTATTCCACGCCATATTTTGTAAGAAAGTCAGTAAGCATAGCTTACCCTCTTTCCATTGCTCGTTTTACGAGCGTAATGTAATTGACGAACTTAGGATGTAATGTATGGAAACGCCGCATTCGCGGCGAACCGTAACGAGCGTGTAGCACGAACCAATCGTGAATGAATTCCTTGGGCGATTCAAGGAAGTCAAATATAGCTGGTTTGCACGCCAGATAGTCTCTGTACTTGTTGAGAGCATCTTGGACGTATTCTGGCTCGATGTCACATCCCGCGTGGCAGATGATCTCCCACATATCCAACGCCTCTTGCGTGACAGGCACGCGACAGGCAACTGGATCAGTCTTACTCTCCGCTATCATTTCCTTAGCGTTTCGCACAATCGTCGTAGACGACGGAAATGCCGCCGCTCTGTGAAATTCGAGCCAGCATAGCAGGCTGTATAGCTCGTCAAAAGAATAGCCCCGCTCCAACAATAACTTCCAATCACTTACTTTGGACCTGCCATTCGTGAGTAAGTTGTATCTGGAATGCAACTGTGAAGCGGGGCTTGGACCCGATTTATTTTGTTGTAGACTTTGAAACGTCATTCTTAACTGCCCATTGAAGTATTTCGTTTAGCCTTCTGGCACTACCTAACCGCGAAGGCCAAGTGACTACCTTATCCTTATCTTCTACCGCATCGTACCAAGCACTACCGCCGGAAATAACACCGATAATAGCGCCCTCGCAGGTTGCTGGACCCCCAGACATTCCGGGGCAACACGATACGTCACTATACACCGAATTCTCGTATGCGAAGGACAAAATTCCAGAAGTTTCTAGCCAAAATCCAGAAGCGTATCCAAATAGCTTCACTTCCTTTTTAGAAGGCCCATAGGCGAAGCCTATTTTCCTTACGTCCTTCATATTTTCCACCGCTGCCAGAGGCAGAATATCAAACTTCCGCTCAAGCTGGCAAGCCAGCACAGCGAGATCGGCCTTAATATCCACAGCCACTACCTTAGCCTTCGGTAAGTTCTTGAGCGTATCGCTCTCTAACTGATAGGCGTAGCCCGTAGTGATGTTGCCCTTCGTCGTCTCGACGACGTGAAAGGCAGTAGCCAAGTACAAAGTAGTATCAGTTTGCTTAATACCAAAGCAAGTTCCTTGTCCCACTGATCCATCGGCCATCGCGGGCGTTCGTAAACGAAATACGGCATTGGCCTCGGGATCTATGCCGAATGCGACCTGCGATATAAGTAAAACTACTACCAACCCAAACGCTGTAATTGCTCGGTTAACCATTTTTCTTTTTTCAGGTACATACCTGTCCGTTGAGAATGAAGTGGAATCGCTAGGTCTACGTCTTGTTTCAATGCGTAAAGCATTAAGTGCGTCAGCACTTCTGCTTCAGTCCAATCGTTTCGGGTACATAGATCCTTGAATCTCTGCTCTAGTGCAGGTGGAACCTGCGAGAGAGGGGATTGTTTGGTCATTAAAACTCACAAACCCTTTGTGCTGTATGGATGGAAAGCCTGGAAGCCTCATCAATATCGTACATCCAGTAGTCTAGCTCGATGGGATCGACTGATTGGCATTTAAGCGGATTGTCGTCGCTACCGTAGTATTCCCACGCTTTCAGCGGGATTTTGAACGTAACCTTTGCGTATGCTTTCGCTGCGCCTACATCTTCGAACCGCATTACTTGCGGACTGAAGAATAGGCCGTCGTGGAAAACTAGGATGGCTTCCGTTTTGTTTGTACGGTCGAACTCAACTTGGGTCATTTCCCCATCTCCATTTCTAGCATCTTGTGGATTGGCAGATCGTTTAGTTTCTTGCCTTCAATAATGGCTTCGTGAATTTCTTGCTTCTGCTGGATTACTTTGCAGAGTTTTTCTTCTATTGTATCCTTAGTGAGCAGAAAAATCATCTCCGTTTCACGTGTTTGGCCGATTCTATGGTTTCTACCCATAAGCTGAGTCGTCAAAGTTGCCGTCCAAGGAAGCTCACAGCAAACTGATTTTGTAGCTGCTGTTAGCGTAATTCCAGAACCGCCAGCTTTGGCATTGACCACGGCTAGCCTACAGCTAGGATCGGTCTGGAACCTATGGATTAGATCAGCCCGTTTCTTCGAGGCTACGCTGCCGTTGATGAAAATCGCTGCACCTTCAGGTGCTCCTCGTCTGTGAATAACGTCAAGCATTTGCGTGTGGGTGACGAACGCAATGAGCTTTTCGTTGGGATTGTTTTCAAGGTAGTTCCTAATCCATTCTACTGTACTTTTTGCCTTACAACGGGCAACGAGCATGAGCAAATTTTGCAATAAAGTTAGCCGGTATGCACCGGCATTCTTTCCGCCGAACCTGCTGCGTCTAGACGCAGTAACGTACTCTCGGTGCAATAGATCGTAGGCTTCTCTGTTTACCATGTCCACGAACTCTATCCGCAAGGTTTGCGGCGGGAGATTGAGGACACTCTTGTTTCTGCGGATCATAAATCCTTTCAGGATTCCGTGTAGATGATCCATGTTCTCAGCGCCTTTGTATTCCCAACGCCCGAAGTTGAGTGTCGGAGCACAATACTTCCATGCGTACTCTTTGAATGATGGAAATAGGTCAGGTCGAACCATGTTCAAAACAGGCCAGAAATCGGCTGGCCGATTATTTATCGGAGTAGCACTTAACCCCATGACCCTCGGACATCGCTTAGCGAGGATACGAGCAGCTTTTGTCCATCCAGTCGTAAGGTTGGCTAACATCTGACATTCATCAAACACCAAGCATTCGAAGTTCTGCTCGCAGAGCCAAGGTAACTGGGCAGCTAGAATGTCGTAGTTAATGATTACGCATCTGTGGCGTATTTCGCCCTCGCAGAGCGTTTCGCCCTCTACTACGATAGCCTTGTCGCCGATGTATTCCTCAAACTCATTCTTCCAGTGATACTTAACACTAGACGGACATACGACCAATACTGGCCACTTGTCCAGCTTTTCGAAGTAGCCGATAGTGCTGAGGCTCTTGCCAAGACCGACCGTATCGCCGTTAATGATTTTGCCGTTATTCTTGACGGCAAAATCCACAGCTTCGGTCTGATGGACTTTAAGGGTTT